TACAACTTTTTGAATGTTTTCAGGTAATTTAATTCCAGATTCTTTTTGATCTACAATTGCTTCCTGAATATTTTCCGTAAGCTGCTCGGCTTGTGCCGTAATTTCTTCTTCAGTTACTTCTTCAAGTACCTGTGTTACTTCCGGAGCGGCTTCTTCAACCACTTCTTCAACTACTTTTTCAACTACTTCGTCAGCAACTGCCTCTACAGGTTCTTCAGGCGGACTTTGATTTATTTCACGTAAATCAATTTTAATAACACCCGGATCTAAATTTTCTTTAACAGGCGTGGCCGTCTCTACTTGTTGTGGTGTTTCTTCAACAGCCTCAACTACTTTGTTTTCTTCTTCGTTCATGATAAAATATTATATGATTGTACACTTATTTATATTACCTAGGTTCGAAGGAACCTAAGTCAAAACCGCCTAGGACATCATTTCCTGATGACTCAAAGTTTTTAGGTGGTGTATTGTTTTGTCTTTGATCAATAAGATCTGATTGACGTGATGCTTGCTTATTTACACGTTGGTCTTTACGGTCTTCTTTAAAACCTTCTTTGGTTTTGTAAACCTCAGCTTCCATGGTTCTAAGTTGCATGTTCATTTGAAACTCCAGCTGCATTAATTGCTTCTTAACTTCCGCTTCTTGCTGTAATTTTTGTAATGCAAGCTGAGCCTTCATTTCCTCCATTTGCATGTTCATCTGCTGTAAAGCCTGCGCTTTTTGCACTTCAGCCTGAGCTGCTACTTGCTGCGCTTGAGCATTAGCCTGTGCTTGTGCTTGAATATTAGCTTGTTGCATTTGCTGATCGTTCTGCTGCTTTTTATTTCTTCGTATTTTAAGAAGCTGATTAGCAAGCTTAATATTTCTAATTTCCCGTAAGTCGATTGCATCGGCTAGTTCAATCAACCCAGCGGACAAAGCCATTTGAATGTTGTTCTCAAGAATTGCTTTTTCCTCTTCGTCTGGGGCTAGTTCAATAAAAATACCAAAGTCATACAAATGTAATTCAGTTAGCTCGTCGAGTGTAGCTACATTATGAACCCCAATGCTTTGAATAAATGCATCCTTTGTTGGAGAATACTCAAGTATATCCGAAATCCTTAAAGACAAACACTCTACTACCTCCGCGGTTAAAAATAAACCACTTTGCAAAATATGACGAGTTGCAGTATTTGAATTTGCAGCGGCAAGTTTTTGTACTCCAACCAAAGCATTCTTATCAGGAGATGATCCATCACGCGCTTCATTAAGGCCAGTGACATCACGTATCATTTGTAAATAGTAGTTATAAGTTTGTATTAAAGATGCAATCTTATTATTGCCACTACCGCTAGTTAACTCTTGAATTGGCATTTTAGCCGGGTTCATATCCCCAGTAGAAGTAAAAGATCTACCAATAACAGAACCTGTTTGGAAGAACATGTTTAAAGCTTCCTGTGGGTTGTAATTTGTACCGTTGCCTAAATCAATCTCAGCTAAACCATCAGCGTCAAGATAAACCCCATCAGGTACCATCCTTGAAAGCACTTGTTGTAATTTTAAATGCGTGATCTGCACCATGTCTGCAAAGCCTTCAATACGGCTAACCAACGATTCAATCCTTCCTTGATACATTCTTGGTGCAACAATACTATAGTTCATCTTAACTTTAGTATAATCACTCTTAGGGCGCATCATATTTTTGGCTAACTCCCATTTAAGCAATATTTCTGTGCCTAAAACAAAAACGCCTTCATACAAAACCTCTAAAGATCTAGACACTTTTTCAAAGTTTCCGTCTAACACATCCATAGGTGGATTAAACTGGTCGTCTTTAATAATTATTTTAGATCCTCCGGTTGCAGTTTCTTTTACTTTATATACTTCATTTGCATAAGTCTTATAATTAAAGTATAAAAGCTGAACAGAGTTCTTATCAACGTTATTTGTATTTGCAGAACCTGTGTTGTAAAAATTTGTATTTTGCACACCCTGCGAAGTGATATTTTCTAAATCATCATTTGTTAATTCAGGGAATTGCTTTTTTAACTCATTAATAGGTATGGTCTTCATTTCACCTACATAGTAGATGTCTTCAAAATATGGAGATTCCGTATAAGAATAAATAATATTTGCCGGGTCTACATATTCTACTTTAACTCCTTCAGCATTTGAAAATGTGTTTTTAACACAAGCCATACCTAATACAGTTAAATCGTAATTTAATCTGCGTCGCGTTAAATCGTATTTGTTGCCGTCAAGTATCGTGTTAATTGCGGTTTCTTCTGCAATTTCAATAGCTTGTTTGTAGCTTAGCTGCATGTACAATTCCAGTTCTTCTTTAGAATCCGGCAATTCTTCTGGATCGTTGTCAAATAGGCTAATGCCTAGTTCTTGTTGAACATAGTTATTAATCTCTTTATTTTCCATGTCCCGTAACACGGATTCCATATACGCGGTACGCTGGCTAACACCGTAAGGGTCTTGGGAATAAGCTTTTATATTGTACATGCGATCAGACAGCCCATTTACTACAATATCTACAAACTTAGGTATAATTGGCACGGGCTTCCAATCAATATTTAAATAGGATAAGTCTCCATTAATAGACAGCTCATCTTTATACTTTTGAATCGATTGCTCCCCACGAGCATATAATCTTCTTCGATGAAAAGTATTTTGATTATTATTAAAGCGCGAGCTACCAGAATCTCTTCTAAACCATTCGTGCTCAATAGCTCTAGCTACTTTAAGACCATATTCCGTTGAAGCCTTTTCTAAATCGCTAGCAATTTGGCTTGGAAAATAACTTTTTACAACTGTATCAGCCATAGTTTTCTATTATTTGTGATCTATCCCCGTTATTTTTATAGCGGCCGATATTTAAGTTTAATTTTTGTGTTTGAACTTGACCAACAGGTTTATATAAATGTCTGTTGCAAGCCATGATAGCGAGACCCGAACTTATCGCGGCATCAAATTTTGTTCTATTGTTTATGTCAAATCTAGCCCAATCGTTCAAAGTGCTATTAAAGTACATTGAACCGTAAGTGCCGTCTTCTTTTAAACCAATATGCTTGTCAATGTATGATTCGATTGCGGCAGCATGAGCTTGTTTAATATCTTCACTTGAGTTAGGCATTCCGCCTATTTCTTTTTCTGTTGAAGACAAATTATTCCAAATTTTATCAGGACGGTTCATTGAGTAACCGCGATACCCTCTTCTTTTAAAATAATATAATAACCTGGGTTTATTATTTTCCGCTAATATTGGCATGCCGTAAAACACACAAGCCATAAGCACATCTTCAAAAAACATTTCAGCGGTCTGAGGCCTGGCTATATATTCTAGAAAGAAATGATTAATAGGCACATCCTCCATGCTGTAAGTTGTAAGACCATGCAGCGAACCCTTCGACCCATTGCCGCCGACGGTACCTGATATATCGTAACTATCACACCCAAACGCGCCAACATAATCATTTCCGGGATATCTATGCCCGTTTTTAACTAATTGTCTGTTTTGAAGCTCTACTTTTGGCACCCAGCTTATTTTAAACCTACCGTGAGGGTTTGGTGTAAAAACAACTTTAGTATCTTTTTGTCCGTTTTCCCATTGAAAACTTCCTGTAGTTACAACACCTGCGCTAGATAAATCACCGTTGTAATCTATTTGCTGATGTATTTTAACCAAATTAAATATACTGTTCTTAGCTTCGTCACGAAAAGCGTGCTCTTCTGTGCGTGGAAACTGACGGTAAAATTCGTTTAATGCGTCATGATCGCTTTTTAATCCAGCAACTTCGTTTTCCCAATACTGAACTACTCCAACTTCAATTAAATCGCCAAGAGGTCCTTCTTTAGGTTTTTCAGGCGTATCAAACACAGGCATACCGTATTTGTCAATAAACCCCTCGTAGTTCCATTCCATAGGGATAAACAAAGAGTATAACCCTGTTCTTGTTTGGCCGTTGGCGTTTCTTTTTGTTACATTAGAGCCGTCATATAATTTCTTAAAGTTTTCTCCTCCTTTATCTAAAGCATTTGAAGTTGAGCCCATCATACACTTCCCAATAATACGAGAACCTAGCCGCAGTGTTGTTTTTGTAACTCGCCAGTTATTTAATATATTATCTGGTCTTTCCCACTTCCCGCTTTCATCATGTACTAAAAGCTTTAGCTTTTCCCCATCATAAGAGTTGTCTCCAGTGTTCTTCCAGTCAATTGTGGTATCAAGGCCTTGCAGCTGCTCTCTCCTTTCGCTAGACTGAATTGATTTCCTTGTCAGC